GTTTATTGCGGACTACCCTGAGATCGGTACGCCGATGCAAGCGGTTGGCGGCTGGTCATCTCGGGCCCGGATGCAGACCGTTGGTGGACTGAACACGAACATTGAGCTCGCAGCGGATCACATTGCATTCCCTACAATTTCCAGATCGCAGATTCCAGGTTGGCCGGAGAGTGTTGAGGTCGCGAGCTGCGGCCAAGTGCTCTACTGCCTTGGTATTGACGGTCCGGTTCGCGGAACAAAGTTTCGCAATAACCGACCAACACTTGCGATTATTGACGACATTGAAGACCGCGAAGCAGCGGCATCGGACGCGTTGATCGAAAAGAACGAGGAGATTCTGGAAAAGGATGTCGCGGGCCTGGGTGCCAGCTCCGAGCGGATTCCTCGCGTCATGCTCTGCACGGTGCAAAATCGCAAGTGCATCGCCTATCGATTCACCGATCCAAAAATCAAGCCAAGCTGGAGAGGTAAGAGATACCGCAAGATGCTGCGTGAACCAGATCGCAAGGATCTTGTTGAGCAGTATATCCAGATGCGGCAAGCTAGGTCAGCAGACGATCCAGACGCTAGAACTGCGTTCCGTTTCTGGCGTGACAACCAAGCTTTGATCGAAGCTGGTTGCTCCGTGTCAAACGTCAACAGCTATTCCAAAAAACTCCACGCAGACGGCGAACCGCTCGAACTGTCTGCTGTTCAAGCCTACTACAATCGCGTCGCAGACGTTGGTGCAAAAGCTGTCGCGACAGAAATCGACAACGATCCGCCAGCGGATTCCGGACCGACCGGAAACGGAATTACTGCGGACATTGTCGCGTCGCGAATCAGTGGTCTTGTGCGTCGCCAAATTCCGGCAAACGCAACTGCGATCACTGCGGCAATCGATGTCGGCAAGTACCGCTGCCATTGGGTGGTATGTGCATGGTGGCAAGGGGCTGGCGGGTGCGTCGTTGATTACGGAGTGGCCGAAGTCGTCGGCACCGACACCTCGATGGATAACGTCGCGTCCCAGCCTCAGATCTACAAAGCCTTACTCAACTGGCGTGATGAACTTCTTACCAAGGAGTACATCGACACAACCGGCACGCGGCGAAAGATTGATTTCGTCCTGTGCGACTCAGGCACTTTTACGGACGCGGTCTATGAATTCGTTCGTCAGGTTCGCGGCGTGTTTCATGTTTCCAAAGGCATGTCGCCATACCACGGACGAAAAGAGAGCACCAGCGAAATCATCGCTTCATCGCACTTGCACGCAAGTCGCTTGAACAATGAACAGGTCTGGCTCTACAACCTCGACACCGATTACTGGAAACAGTGGGTGCATGAGCGGTTTATGACTCCGACGTTCGACGAGGAAAACATGCTTCGTCGCGGTTCGATGTCGCTGTTCAGTCCAGAGGGATCCAATCGGCACTTCTCGTTTGCAAATCACATTGCAGCCGAAGAGTTGCTCTCGGAATTCAAGGAGGGAAAAGGTGTCAAAACGTTTTGGCACGTCCGCAACGAAAACAATCACTGGTTGGACGCGACCTACTTAGCCGCAGCCGCCAGCGAAGTTTGCGGAATCAAACTTGTCGGGGAATCGTTTCAGGAGGTCAGCCCAAGGCATGTCAACGATGGAAAAACGAAAAACAAACCAGAGCAAGCAAGACCGAAAGCGCAGCAGCACGGACGATTCAGAACCCGTCCAGGCGGATGGATTCCACGCCGAAAGCAATGAGGCTCCCAAGCCTCGCGAGTTTGAGGCACGGCCATGCTCGTCTTGTTGCGAAGTACGGCCGTACGGCAAAAACTACAGCCGCGTCTATTGCACGCGAGGATCGATCCGTTATTGCCGCTGCGACTATTGCGGACACACTTGGTCTCAAGAAGGAAAGTAATTTTGTGCTTTGTACTATCCTAATAGTACAGTAGCCTAGTATTGAAAACGTGCTATGCAAAACTTTATTGCATGGCATCAGCGGCATCTCTGCTTGCACAGATTGATCTAGCTATCGAAGCCCTCCTGACCGGGGGTGCGTCTTCGTATTCGATCGGATCCAGGTCGGTTACTAAACTCGACTTGTCGCAACTTCTCAATGAGCGGCGAATGCTCCAACGTCAAGTAGAGAGGGAATCCTCCGCCTCCGGTGCGTTTCGCCTCGGTCGTATTGTGCGAGGTGGATCTTGATCGGTTCCGCAATCGATACTCTCGTTGGCTTTTTTTCGCCTACCTCACAAATTAGGCGAATGCAGGCTCGCAATGCGATCGGCAAGCTAAAACGGTCCTACTCCGGTTCGGAGCCCAGCCGCATCGCTGCCGGACGCAAGCCGAAAAACTACTCTGCCGACCAGGAGTTACTTGGTCCGTGGGGTGCCGACACGATGCGAGCGTGGGCTAGAGACCTGGTCCGCAATCAAGCCTACGCAAACGGCGTGGTGGACACGATCGTCTCTTCCGTTGTCGGATGCGGTATCAACCCTCAAAGCGTCTACGAAACGCCAGAAGGCGACGACATCGAGCTAGTCAACGATACTCGCGATCGGACCTTCGAACTATGGGCCGAGGCTTGTGACATTAACGGTGCCATGTCGTTTTGGGAATTGCAAGCTCTATCGCTGCGGGAGATGGTCGAAGCTGGCGAAGTCCTGCTCCGCATCCATCGAACATCGAGCAAGGAAAGCCGAGGCGTCAGCCGTCCGGTTCCGTTGGCACTTGAGTTGATCGAAGCCGACCGACTCGCAGGCGACAAAGACACCTACGCATCGCGTTTAGCAAAGAGCGGCGAAAACCGTATTACTCGCGGCGTCGAACTGGATCGGTACGGCAAGCCGGTAGCGTACTGGATTTACCCCGACCATCCGCTTCAACCGTACACTTTCGATCGCACTCCGGAACGAATCCCGGCGGGTGAGATCATCCACCTGTTCCGGCGCGACCGAGTTGGTCAATCGCGTGGCGTCTCTTGGTTCGCACCTGTGCTCTCGTGGCTTCGCGACCTCGGTATCTACGTTGACAACGAACTGCAAGCGTCCGCCGTCGCATCCTGCTTCACGGTCGCGATCAAGAGCGAGACTCCCGTCGGCAGTTTGATAGACCCAGACGGCGGCGATGCAACCGACTCGGCTGGCAACCAGTACGAGCAAGTCTCGCCCGGCATGGTCATGAGACTAAATCCGAACGAAGACGTCGTCGGGCTCAACCCTGGCCGACCAAACTCAGCCTCGGAGCCGTGGATTGGGTTGATGCTCCGAGCCATCGCTGTCGGCACAGGTCTCTCTTATGAGATCGTGGCACGCGACTACTCGCAGACCAACTACAGCAGCAACCGAGCTAGCCAACTCGAAGACCGACGTCGATTCCGTCGCATCCAAGCGTATCTGCAGCATCACCTTTGCCAGCCTGTCTGGGATGCGTTTTGCGAACAAGCGGCATTGGCTGGCGTCGATGGATTCCCCTCGTCGACCGAGCTCCTAGACGATCGACGCAAGTACGCTCCAGTCGAGTGGCAGACGCCGGAGTGGGAATGGGTTGACCCGACCAGCGAGCAATCTGCTGCTCAGTCCGCGATCGACTCGTTCATGTCCACGTACCAGACCGAGCTTGGCTCGCGTGGACGATCGTGGCGAACGGTTTTCTACCAACGAGCCAAGGAAGAGAAGCTACGCCGAAGCCTCCAGCTTTTGAAGCCTGACGAACAAGCTTTGGCTGTTGAGTCGTCTACCGCTGAGGGTGCATCGGTTGAAGGTCAGCAAGTAGACGTTGCGGCAACCGCACTCAACGGCGCTCAAGTCACAAGCCTGATGGAAGTCGTCACGCAGGTTGGTACTGGTGCGATGCCAAAGGCTACTGCAGTCGCGGTCATCACGGCTGCGTTTCCAACCATGTCGATGGACACGATCAACGCAATCATCGATCCAATCGAACCCGGCTCCGTATCGGCGGACGGTGCACCTGTTGCCGTCGATGCAACTGCAAGCGGTGCTGTCGAGATGGGGACGTCCGAGATGGCTGGTTTGTCGACTCAGCAATGGAACCGCAACCGCAAGGCTATCCAGAAAACTCTCACTGAACTTGCTGAAGGCACCATGTCTGAAGCAGCCGCGAGGGTGTTCTTGTCTTCAACAGGCATGAACGCGACTAACGTCGACATCCCGATCGCTGACGCCCTGGACGGAACCGTAGACACGCCAATTACGGAGGATCAACCCAGTGCCGTTTAAGATAACGATGAGGTCCATCCCGCTTCCTCCATCCCAGGTCTTGCGGTCCGTCGACCGTCGTGTCGAGCGTGGCGTGGTTGTCATTGCAACCGAAACGCCGATCGATCGCTACGACGAAAAGCATGGGCTCTACCGCGAAGTACTCCTGATGTCCGGCGTCCGATTTCGCGGTGGTCGCAACCAAATCCCGATCGTCGACTCCCATGACGACTCGACGGTTCGCAACATCCTCGGCAGCGTCCGAAACATTGTCATCGATCGAGCCAACGGCGAGCTGTTCGGCGTCGAGTCCTATTCCAGCACCGTCGAAGCCAAAGACACAGCGACCAAGATCGCGGAGGGCCACATCACGGACTATTCGATCACTGCAATGCCGCTCGACGGCATCTGGGTCGACCGAGGCCAGACCTACACCACCGAACGCGGCGCGGTGATCGAAGGACCAGCCCACATTATCACCGCGTGGGAACCGCACAACGCAAGCGTCTGTGCAACGGGTGCAGACGTCAACTCAGTTGTCCGAAGGTCATACACAGACCTAAACCGAAAGGAACGAAGCATGGACGAGGCAATCATGGCCCAGTTGTCTTCGCTCGGTGTGCCGGAAGGTATGACCGACGCGAACCAGATCATCGCATTCCTGGCTGGCAAGCTGCAAGGCAAGCCCGCCGAAATGGAGACACCACAAGCTCCCGAAATGGTCGAGAGCATGGAAGAAGAAGTGCCTGTTGTACCAACAGAGGAGGTCCAGAAGATGGACGAAGCAGTGAAGGAAGAAGTGGCACGGGCACTTGCAGCAGATCGCAAGCGACGCGCCGAAATTGTTGCCGATTGCAAGCTGGCAAAGCTGGAGCGATCTTTCGCTGACAAGCTCTGCGAGAGCGGCGTTTCGGCTGACGAAGCACGCAAGGCGATCCTCAAAGAGTCGTCCACGCGAACAATTACCCGTTCCGCATCGAGCCAGGACTTCGTGTTCAACGGCGATACCGACCAGGAAGGCATCTCTGGAGAGTCCTTCACGGTCACCCGCTCCAGCGAAGACAAATTCTACGCCGCCGCTCGCGATGGCTTGATTCTCCGATCGCTTCAAGCGACTGGAAAGACTGGGGCCGCAAAAGATTTCAAGGCTGCCGAAGGTGCGAGCGAGTTCAAGAACCTGGGACTGATGCGCCTCGCTGAACAGTTCTTGCTCCGGCGTGGAATCAATACCAGCCGCATGAACGCTCCGGACATCGCCAAGCTCGCAATGGGCAGCCCATCCGCAATCCAGCGAAACCGGATCGAACGTGCTGATTTCAGTGCGTACCACACGACCGGCAGCTTTGCAAACTTGATGCTCGACGCATCCAACAAGACGCTCCTAAACGCCTACGAAGAAGCCCCATACACCTGGAACCTGTGGGCTCGTCAAGGTGCTTCGGTTGCGGACTTCAAGCCCATCAATCGTGTTCGGTTTTCCGAGTCTCCAAACTTGGAAATCGTCCCCGAGCGAAACGATTACCCCGAAAAGACGATGAGCGATTTGCGAGAATCGTACTCGGTGACTAAGTACGGTGCATCGTTCTCCGTTTCTTGGGAAACGATCGTCAACGACGATCTCGACGCACTGTCGCGAATCCCTGCCCTGCATGGCAACGCCGCACGACGCGAGCAGAACAGGGCTGTCTATGCAGTCCTGACCGCTAACGCTGCCCTATCGGACGGTGGCGCATTGTTTAATACGACCGTGGTAGCGACTGCTGGCGGTCACGCCAACCAGTCCGCATCGGCGGGCGTGATCAATGCAACAACGATGAATGCCGCCTATGTCTCAATGTTGACCCAACGCGGAATGAACACCTCGGTCATCTTGAACATTCAACCTCGATTCTTGATCGTTCCTGCTGCGATCTCGCACACTGCATTGCAGTTCGCGAACTCGATCGCTGATCCAGGTGCGGGCGGTTCGGCTGCTGGTAACAGCAACACGCTGAACATCTACGGCCCCAACGGAATGCGGAACTTGCAAGTCATTGTCGAGCCACAACTTGACGCCAGCTCCGCTTCGATTTGGTATCTCGCTGCCGACTCCTCGCAGATCGACACCGTCGAACTGACCTTCTTGCAAGGTGAAGAAAGCCCAGTTCTTGAGTCCGAGTGGAACATCAAGAACGACACCTGGCTTTACAAGATTCGCCAGACGTTTGCTGCCAAGGCAATCGACTTCCGAGGCTTGTATCGAAACGCCTAGTCAGGCGATTGATTCACGACCCAGCGGCTCCGGTCGCTGGGTTTTCCGGAACAAACCAACACATCAAAAAAACGAGGTAAATAAACATGGCTGGCATTCAAGATTTCATGAACTACTCCGATGATTTCATCGGGACTTCGGCGACGTTTCCTTCGTCTGCCGACCCTGCGACTTCTTGGCTCATTGTCGATACGTCGGCTGCAGGCACTCCGACCTACACGCGGGCCGCTTCTGTGGCCACGTTGACACTGGCAGCGACGAACGAAGTAGAAAATCTCTGCTTGGCTCACGGTGATTCGCTGGCCTTCGACATCGACTTGATCCAGTCGATTGAGATGCGGTGTCGGCTGACGGCTGCTTTCACAACTGGCAGCGAGCTAGTCTGGGGGCTTGCTTCTGCTCGCAACGACACGACTGACTCGGTTGCCGCGAACGCTTGGTTCAAGATGGTTGGTGCAAACTCAACCAGCTTGGTCTACGTCGAGACCGACGACGGAACCCGTGACGTTGACGACGTCTCCACTGGTCAGACTCTTGGCACCACCTTCCGAAAGTTCTTCATCGACTTCACTGGTGGCAAGTCTAACGTCAAGTTTTACATCGACGGCATTCAGGTCGCTGCATCGCAACGCTTCGACATGAGTGCCTACAGTGTAGGCTTGCAACCGCTGATCCAGTTGCAGAAGGCGGCGAATACGAACGTCGACGCTATCGTGGTCGATTACGTCGACATCACCTGCAAGCGGTAGCCGATGAGCCTGCACGACACGATCCAAGCTGATGCTGCCACCGTGTTCTGCAATGTCAACGACTTTGCGGAGGCCGTTACGTATCACAAGCGTAACGGCCTCGCTCGGTCGATCAACGCCGTCGTGATTCGCGAGGCGTTCGCAATCAACCCCGAAGACGGCGACACCGTGACTCCCGTCTTCGAGGTACACGTTGCCAACGATTCCGCCAACGGGATCGCCAGCGACGAACTCAACATCGGCGGCGACATGCTGGAGCTTGCTCCGCGAGTTGGTCAGCCGAAATCAAGACGTTCGATTACTCGTTTGCTCTCGCATGACGAAGGAATGCTGACCCTCGAATGCCGCTAACGATCCTGGACCAAATCAACTCGGTTCTCTTCGATCGCCTCACAGCAATGGTCGATGATCCGGACTACGAGATCGGCATCGTGGAGGTTATCCAACCGACACGAGTCGGCGAGTTCACGCCTCGCGATCGCCAGATCCTGCTTGTCCAAGGCGACGACGAACGAGTCGACGAGCTTGACATACCCGGCAACCCGCCAGGCGTCGCGCGTCGCCAGACGTTCAACGTCCGATGCCATCTGATGCCCGACGAAACGTCCGGCGAAGATGTCATCAACCAAGCCGCTGCGGACATCATCACCGCCATCACCACTCCCAACGCAGGATGGCACCACATGGACGGCCTGGCGATCGATTCGCAGATCGGCAAATTCGAATACGTCTCCTTCGACGGCGGGCCGGACGGAGTGAATGTTCCCGTCCAGATCACCTATCGCGTCTCAGAATACTCTCCGTTCGTATCGAGGCTCTGAGATGCAAATCCAAATCGATGTCAATCAAGACCAGTTCAAGGACTTGCTTGTAGCACTTGGCTCGATGCGTCATCACTTGCCGCGTCATCTACGGGCCGCTGTCAGCAAAACCGGCGCATCGGTTCGCGTCCAAGTTGCCAAAGCACTCGGCCAGGTCATGTACCTCAAGACTTCGCACAACCCGGAGTTCAAAAAAGCAAAGACACTCAAGAAGGTCATCAAGCGAAAGAACGCACCGACGCTCGAAAACCCGACCGTCACGATCGCACTGACGACCGGCTACGATTTTCCTCTCAAGTATTACGACGCCAAGCCTTACATCAAAAAGCGTAAAGGCAAAAAAGAATATCGCGGCGTCACGTTCCGCTACAAGCCGGTGAACTGGGCCAAGAGCGGCACGTTCAAGGGCGTCGCATCTGACGCTTTCATTATTTCCAAGTACGGGCACAACGTATACCGACGAGCCGTCAAGGGATCGCCTCGGCTGACTCGCGTCGTCGGCCCTGCTCCCGGCGACTACTACGGGCAAATCGGTGCCAAGCAGATCGCGACCAACGTAGCACGCGATCGACTGCCAAAGGAAATCAAGCGGCGGATTCGAGCGATCATGCTCGAACAAAAAGGAATCATCAAACTGAAAACCTCAAGAGGGAGTAACTGATCATGGTCATGCTCAAACGCAAACGAATCCTTGCCGCAAAGATCGAGGCCACGAGCGGTACTGCCGAGGTTCTCGCAGCAGCGGACGCCGCGTTCAACGCCTACAACGTCGCGATCCAGCTCGAAATTGAAAAGACGCCTCGCGAAGGCCAGGGCTCGCTCGGTCACTTGTCCAGCGTCACCGGAGCCCACAAAGGCAAGGTCACATTCTCCATCGATCTCGGATGGGACGGAACCGCTACCGAGCCGCTGTGGGCCGACACCTTCTTGACTGCTTGCGGACTGGTCAAGGCAACAAACACCTTCCGACCGAGCAGCTCCGTGCCGAGCACTTCGGTCAAGACGCTGACGATCGGCGTCTACGAAGACGGCATGTTCAAATCGATTCGCGGTGCGTCCGGGAACATGAAACTCATCTGCGAAGCAGGCAAGATGGTCACTGCCGAATTTGAGTTCTCTGGCATCTGGGTTGCTCCAACCGACGTTGCTCTTCTGGCACCGACCTACCCGACCGTGGCACCGCTCCGGTACGCACGAGGCGTCACCACGTTCAGCGGTGTCGATCTGTTTGCCCAAAGCGTCACGCTCGACCTGGCAAACACGATCACCTACCGCGAATCAGCCGCCGCTAACAACGTCAGCGGTTACATCTCCACGGTAATCACCAACCGACGACCGACCATCACCGTCAACCCGGAATCCAAGCTCGTCGCGACCCGCGATGACTTTGGCCAGTTTCTGGCATCCACCGAGGCAGCGTTTGTCTACGAGATCGCGGGACCGACAACCTCGAAGATCGTCGTCACCGCTCCCAAGGCTTCGATGGAATCGATCGCCGAAGGCGACCGCAGCATGCTCCAGACAAACGACATTACGTTCCTCTGCGGCCAGAACGGTTCTGCCGCAGACCAGGAAATTGAACTCGTATTCACACCGTAAACTTATGCCAATTGCACTTGAGCCAAACCAGAGATTCCCAGTCGTACTGGACAGCGACGCAGAAAAGCCTGCCGAGTCCAGGCCGACGTTCTTTTCCAGATCGCTGACCATGCGCGAGCAGCAGCGACTCTCGGAAGAGATGGACGAATCGATCCGAGACAAGACCACGCAACAGATCTTCGACGCCACCTGCGAGCTGCTGAAAAAGTACCTCGTAGGCTGGTCGAACATGGGAGCGTTTGCGTTCGAGGATTGCGACCTCGCGTCGCTACTCAGCCACAACGAAGCCCGCGAACTGTTGCGAAAGATTCTCGCGAATCAATTTTTGCAGCATGACGAAAAAAAAGTTTGAGGGTTGCTGCATTGATCCGGCACGGCAAGCTGTGCCGGGACTGCAACAACCAATGCAAAGACCTTGGAACCGACGCAGAACCGATAGAGATCGAATGCCCGAGCTGTCACGGCGACGGCTGTACTCGTTGCGAGGCCGGTATGATCAGAATCACTGGATGCCCAAACGATCACGCTCGCTGCATGTCTTCAACCATTCACCTGATTGAGTTGTTCAACAAAGGGGTATTGCCCGTCTCTGGCGGTGCTCTCGATCAATCTGCTTGGTTCCTGTCCGCCGAGCGATGCTACCGCATCGAAGAAGCTCTCCTAAGGAGCGAATCCGATGGCTAGCGAAGCAGTCGAAATGATCATCTCCGCCGATGACCAGGCGTCCAAGAAGTTTGCTGAGGTCGCCGCCAATGCGGAGCAGTCGGTCAAGAAGATCAAGGACACGACCAAGGCGACCAAGTCGACCGCCGAATTCGCTGGCGTGCTTGGCAACTTGCTCGGTGGTAGCGAGCTGGGCCAGATCGCCAGCCAAATCGGTCAAATCTCGGAGAAGACCTCGCAGTTCTCGGAGGTCTCTGCCAAAGGCGGAATCGGTGCTCTGGCGTTTAGAGGTGGCCTAGTCGCGATGGCCGGTGCGTTAGCGTTTGAAGTCGGCAGGTCTCTTGGGAACGTGATTTTTCAAGTTGACGAGTTCAACAAGAAGGCCGAAGAAGCACGGCAGAAGTCGCAAGAGTTGGCTTCCAAAATCCTTGAGTCAAACAGGAATTTGCTCACTGAAAAGATGCAGGACATCGAACTCATTCGCGATCCCGCAAGAAAGCAAGAGGCATACAAGGCTTTAACCGACTCATTGAACGATGGGATCGGCCGTACTGAAGACTCGATGAAGCGGTTGCGGAAAGAGATCGAAGGATTAAGCACTTGGCAAGGTTGGCTCAATGACGCTCGGTCGGACGAACTGGAGTATTTAGGTAATCTTGAAGACGAGCGTGCTCAAGACTTGAAGGCAAGACAAGCGGAGCTAGAGCAAGAAAAAGCCAAGCGTGAGTTATTTGTCCAGCAACGGGAAGCCATTGCTGAACTGACCAACGAACGCGCCAAGGACATGGAAGCTATCAAGAAGCGTAACTCCGAACTTGACAAGGAAGACAGCTACATGGCTGGTCTCGAAAAGCAACTGGATCTTCTCGAAGCACGCAACAAGAGTCAGGACGAATTCAACGCCGCGACCGCAGCACAGAACGCCATCACCGACGAGGGACGTGCCAAGGCCGAGGCACTGCTTGCTAACATCGAGAAGCAGAACCAACTAGCCGAAGAGAAACGAAACGCGGACGCCGAAGCAAAGAAGGCGAAAGACGACGAGATACGCCAGCAAGAAGCGATCGATGCACTATTCGACCGCGAACTTGACGCACTAGAGATACGGCGCGAAGCGTTCGAGAAGGGTGCTGAGGCTGCAAAGAAGATGGCTCTCATCTATGAGGGGCTGT